TACGGTACCCGGTTAAGTCCGCCATTATACCCTTTGTAGCTTCCACCTCTAAACAACGGCGTATTATAAACGGAACCATAGCGCGATTTGATATAGCGAATTGCTGCAATCGCGTTATGCACCGGATTCAGAATGTTGCCGAAGCCCTTCATCGCATGGGCTGCGAATGTAGACGGTAGCATTTGCAAGAGACCGGTCGCATGCTGGCCGAGAACGGTTATCGGGTTAACTGCGCTCGGGTTCCCGCCTGATTCGGCGTTGACGAGTTTTTGCAGACCCGGCAACCATGAAAGCGGCGTTCCGGTTGCGCCGAGTGCAGCCGTTAGCCAGCTCGTAACACTGCCGCCGAATCCTTTACCGCCACCGCCTAGTAAGCCAGAAAAGAAGCCTTTTACAGACTTCCACCCCTTTAGCACTCCGCCGCCGAAGTCTTTTAAGACGGATTCACCGAACTGCTTCAGATCGCCGGCCGACAAACCGTTTATCAATCCTTGCACAATGTGACCACCCATTTCGGTAAACACGCGAGATGGCGAATTAATGCCGAGTATTTTACTGAACTTGTTCACAAGCTTTTTCGCCAGTTCCGCGATACCGTGAACCGCGTCTTTTGCCTTGTTGACAATACCGTTACCGATTTTACCAGGCAATGCCTTCGCAGCGTCTACGATTTCAGAAAACTTCTTCTTAACGGCGGTTTTCATCGCATTCATTGCGTTACCGACGTTTTTAACTGCGGTCACAAACCCGTTTTTGATGCTGCTTCCAATTTTCGGAATCGTAACGGTAAAGAACGACACGAGACCGTTCCAAACGGACCGAAGGACTTTACCCAGTCCGTGCATGATTGTCGATACACTAGACCCCAGCAGCCTGAAAATGCCGACCGCTTCGCCTTTCAGCGCAGACACATATCCCGTTACAACGGACTTAATGCCACGCCAAATCTGCCCGGCCGCGCCACGCAAGTTATTAAAAATTGCGGCCGCATCCGTTTTGAGTCGACGGAAGTTTCCGGTTACTAAATCGTAAAGCAGGATGACCGGCCCGAGTACAACGTTTTTGATCGCCGTCCATATTCCGCCAGCAATCGCTTTTATGCCGTTAAAGATTTGCATTATGCCGGGCTTCATGCGGTTAAAAATCGACAGTACGGCACTTGCAATCGGTCTTACAACAGCAAGAATCCCACTAACCAAAGCGTGCCAGCCGACGATAGCCACCGTTTTCACTACGTTGGTTGCCGTTACAATTGCGCCGACGATGGAGTGGTAGACGGATACGATGCCGCTTACCATCGAATGTACGGCCGATACGACATGGCTGGAAATCGCACCCCAAAGTTGAACAGCTTTCGCTTTAATCGTGTCCCAGTTTTTCCAGAGAAGGACACCCGCGGCCACTACTGCCGCGATCGCAACCGCTATCCAAGTTAACGGGTTAGCGAGTAATGCAGCATTAAGCCCCAGTTCTGCCGCAGTAGCAAGCAACGTGCCCGCACGCCAAGCCTTCATCAATTTTACGATTGTGCTAATGATGGTTAGTCCGGTCATCGCGCTTTTAAATGTTACGACCGCCACAGCTGCCCCGACTAGAGTATTAGATACAAGCCCCCAGTGCTGCGTTACAAAACTAAAAAACGATTTTATTACGTTAAAAGCTACCGAAAATGCTGTCTTTACTGTGTCGGCGAAAGATGCTATTTGCGCCGGCTTTAATTTCGAAACCCAATCCGCCATTTGACCGGCGAAGTTTTTAATTACAGGCATTAATGGCAGCAGGACCGCAATTTGCAACGTTTCCATTGCGCCTTTAAATTGTTCGACCGCCCCGCTTGCGTTGTCCATCTTCTTTTTAGCAACTTCCAGCGCTGTGACATTTGTCATCTGCTTCGTAAAGTTTTTGACACCGTCTGCGCCTTCTTTATAGAGGATGTTGGCGGCACGGATGGCGTCTGTGCCGAACATTGTTTTCAGTGCATATTGGCGTTGTTCATCCGTCAGGTTTTTCAGTCGATCGTGAAGCAGCCCGGCAATTTTCGTTAGCGGTTTTAACTTGCCATTTTGGTCGTAAAAAGCACTGGATGCATATCCGGAATTCTTTGCGAGTTCTTGATATTCCTTTTTTACTTTGCTTGCAGATGCTCCGGCACCGGCTTGTATTTTTGCGAGCCGCTGCAATGCCGCTTCGATACTGTCGGTCGATTTTGACGCCGGTTTAATACCGCGGTCCACAAGCCAGTTGTACGCGGACGATGTATTTTTCGTCGCTAGTCCGAGCGAATCCATCATATCGGCAGCCGATTTCGTCGATGGAGATAAGTTCATCAACATGGTTTTCAGTGACGTACCGGCATCAGAACCTTTTAAGCCTTTGTTCGCGAGCAAGCCGAGCGCCGCGTTCGTGTCTTTAAACGACAGCCTTACGCCCGCTGCAACGGACGCAACCTGCGAAAGCGAATATTTCAGGTCCATTACGTCTGTTGCCGATGCGTTTGCTGTGCCCGCGAGGATGTTTGCAGCGTCTGCCGCTTTCAAACCTTCATCCTTAAACGAGTTCAGCGCGGTCGACATAATTTCAGCAGCGTCCCCAAGTTCAAGCCCGCCGGCAGTAGCTAAGTTTAACGCGTTTTGCAACCCGCCTGCTTTTACCTGTGCTGGCGTTAAACCGGCTTTAAGCAGCTCCTCGATACCTTGCGCGGCTTCCATCGCACTGTATTTCGTTTTGGCGCCCATCTGAATCGCTAAATCTTGCATTTGTTTCATCTGTGCGTTCGATGCACCGGTGAGTGCCTGAATAGTCGACATTTCGCTCTCGAAATCCATCGTCTTTTTTACGCTTGAGTAAGCCGTCCCGATTGCCGCAGCTGCTCCGGTAATTGCCGAAAGAGACCCGACAACCTTGCCTGCGCCACTCCGCAGTTGATTCATGCTTCGCGCTGCGCTTGCCATGCCAGCATTAAACTGCCTCGAATCTAGCCGCAGTACCGCCCTTAAATCAATTGCCATCCGCTAACCTCCTCTCCTGCTTTCTCGCTCTTCCTCTTCGAGCATTAAGTCCATCGACGCATACATAAAAGCACGTTGTTTCGGAGTTTTTGCATATATCTCATCCGGCGGAATATGGTGGCGCTGGAAAATGATGTGTATGTACGCCGCCTCTCCGTCGGATTCAATTAGTTTTTTGCCGCTTCAATTAGTTCTGCTAAGTCTCCGTAGCCGCTCGCTTCCATGATCGCTTGTACAAGTGATACAAGTTCACCGGCCAGCAGTGCCTTTTGCACGCAGTCAGCAGCGTCTGTCGCGCCGTAATGTTCACGTAACTGTTCATCGTTAAAGTCAATCGATACGCAGCTTTTAGCAACCAGCAGCGCGTTAAATTTGTCTTCGTCCAACTCGTCGCCTTTTTTACCGAACATGCATTGCTCGCGGATTGCGTTCATTTCCTTAGTGCCTAAACCGCGTACTTCCAGTTCGACACCAAGCCGTTTGATTTCTACCTTTTTACGCACGTCTAAATCTGCATTCAAAAACGCCTCTAATGCGTTAACTTTCGCCATTTATATCATCCTCCGTAGGTTGTTTTCGAATTTAAAAAGGCGCCCATTAGGACGCCTTGATTTCGTCAAGAAATTCGTAGCCGCTAAACGTAAACGGAAGTTCCGTTTCGACGATTTTGTTTGCCTCAAAGTTAACGAGGTCGATCTTATCAAACTGAACGCCTTTTAGCCGGATGCGTTCGAATCCGTAGGCTTCCGGGTCATCCAGTTTCGCAATGAGTTCAGTGACCAACGGCTTGCCGCGGTCTGTGCCTACTTGGCCGATCGCTTTTACAAGCGTCGAAGTAACGCGATAACCGGAGATTGACCCGGAATAGGTTACGTTCGTAGTTTTATGACCGGTCACACGCGTGCCCGCAAGGTTCAATTCTTCTTTGTTAATGTCGCCGGATGCTTCGCATTTGTTAAAATTCGTCAGCCATTGGCCGTCCATCCACACGGTTCCATAGGAGCCGTTAATTGTACGGGTAGGGTCAAGTACCATCTTCACACGCTCCTTAAATGCTAATAGTTAGCAAGATTTTTTCCATCGAATCAACTTCTTGGTAGTTAATCGCTAAATAAACGGTATCCCCAGTGCTCTGATATTGCGGGTCAAGCACTACTGAGTTGTCGTTAAGAATAAGTACGTCTTCGTTTTCTAACGTTTCAAGGTATGCCTTAATTGCGCTGATTAACGCAGCTTGACCGTCAGCATTGTTGTTTAGCTTGCCGATATAATTATCACGCGCAGCCTTTTCGATGTCGGTTGCGATTGTATAGCGTGCGCGAATGCTACGGATTTTCTTCTTGCCGGTCGTTAAGCCTTGCTCGACTTTAACGTTTTCGCCATCGTTTACCAGCGCGAGCGAGCCCGCTTGCAATGCCGTTACGATCTCGCTATTACGCAATCGCTTCGTCACATCGTCAACTGGCACGACCGTATATGTGATCGAGCGGTTAATAGCCGTGCCTGCAATAAGGCCGGCGATATAAGCCGCATATTGCCCGCTCGAATAGTCGACGCCTTCGATTGTCACGCCTGTAATCAAGTTAACGACCGCTTCGTCGGCAAGTGTTGCCGTACGTGTGTTGCCAGCCGCTGCGTCTTGGTCGTCGGCAGCACTTCCGCCAGCCACAAACATAAACGGCTTGCGTTCTTCGCGGTTTTGTTTCAGCCAGTCAACGGCTGCCGAAAGCTGGGCCGCGCTAACTTCTCCGTCATACACAAACACATGAAACGGATACGCTTCGAACCCTTCGCGCGCTTCCGTGTATGCCGCATCCTCGGTTACGGTCGTTCCGTCAATTTCCGGTAAAGTGTAAACGAGCACTTCCTGTGCACCGCCTGCCAGCGCAAACTTAATCGACTGGATATTGTCGGCGCCGAATAACGCTGCCGCGTCCGTCTCGTTGTCCACCGTGTAGAATTTCTTGGCTACTGCTGTGCCTCCGTCAAATTGCTTCAACGGAATGGCTACGATGCCGCGCGCGCCTCCGCTGATCTGTGCGACTGCCGCTTCGACAAAATTAATATACAGACCCGGCCGAACCGGAAGATTAGACGGGTCCCATTGCGTGAATGCCATTTACGTCACTCCTTTTGTGTTACCGTCGTTGCGACGGCTTGTATCGTTTCATAAGTAGGTAGTTCTCTTGCGTCGCGTGTTTCCGTCTGCATGACGGCAATCGCGTATTTCAGCGTGCCCGCCTGCGTCGCAAAAACGGAGCCATAAGAAAAGCCCTTCACGCGGATATAACGCGAAGAGCCTCGTAGTGGTATGACGAATTGCCCGTTTTTTGCCTTCGTTGTCAAATCGTCAAACCTCGTAAAGACAGCCGCCGAACTGGCTCCGTAGTAAATTAACTGGAACTCGCGATCATTTAAAAAGGATGCGCCCGTTTCCGTTTTGATATCAGTATACTGTGCTACGATAACGAACGTGTCCGCGACTGGCGACGCCGGAACGTCTTGGCGCATAATAGTCGCCGTCGGATACATGTCGTGCAAGTAATCGTATATCGAGTTTAGTTCGTTTATAAGTGTCACCAGCCAGCACCTCGCAAGGCGGACTCTATATCATCCGTAAGCTGTTTTTCCCATTTGGCTTGGTTGTCTTCCGCGGACTTGTCGAGATACTGATGCACGCCTCCAACATTTTTGCCACCCGCGTCCAGCTCGTGAATATAGTACGCGTAGTTAAAGTCGCGCTCGATTGCTGTGGACGAAACTTCACCAATTAGCTCGCCGTTCTGATCTTTAACGCCTTCTGACTTAATACCGCGCCGCAGCGTGCCCTTGTCAATTGGGGCAATGTCGACTGCCTGCACAACCCAGTCGTCCAGCGCATCCATAAGAGATTCTTTTGCCGCTTTATGTGCAGTTACCGGTGCGAGTGCAATCAAACTCGCCACTCGGCTTGTGTCTAACTCGAATTCTCTCGCCATTGTGATCGCCTCCTATACATACACAATCGTAAGCATCGGCTTGCCGCCTACGTCACGCTTGATCTCAATCGTTATCGGCGCCCAGGTCAGCGTAACGCCTAGCTCGTTCGTGTATTCGAATCGGTCCGTCAAAGCGACATCGGCAAGTTTGTCAAAGTAAATTTGCGCACTAGAAACGACCTCACTCGACTGGACGCCGGTCGCACTGTTCGCCGAAGCATTAGATCGTACGAGCTTTGCACCTTCTTGTACACGGCATTTCAGCGTTGTGCGATCGGTTGTTTGCGTGCCTTCCCACTCGTCGCCTGTCGTGCGTACGCGTATCACCGTCTGTTTCATAGGAATAATCGCCATATCACAGCACCGTCCATTTCGCACGGGACAACGAAACTTTTACCTCGTTTACTTCGTTGATCAGCGCGACTGTGCTTTTCGGAATCATGTCCGCCAAGTCCTTCGCGCCAGTATTTGCGAAGCCAAACGTAGCAACCCCAGACACCGAATAAGACGATATGCCTTGCTGCGCATATTTGTTTGTGTCATTAAATGCCGTTGCCAGCACTGCCGCAAAATCGTACACTGCAACGTCGGGAATTGTGGCCGAAGGAAACCGACGGGTCAGCGTGGTTGCCGCGACATTCAATATTCGTAATTTTTTCGCCTCGTCCGCTTCTTCCCAGTCCTCCGTTACAATCACGTTTGTGCCGATGTACGCATCAGCGTCCGTTAAATTAACGGCCATAGCCGATCACCTCCGTTACTTTGCGGAGGCTTTCGGTTTAGCAGGCTCCGCTTTTGGTTTTTGTTGTTTCGGATCATCAACGCGTTTTACATCCGGTAAGTTGTCGAGAACCTCTTGTAATTTCTTATCTTCCGTAATAAACACGCCTTCTCGGAACTTATAACGAACACCGTCCGCATAAAATCCGAAATTAGAATATCTCGTTTGATACTTCGCCATAATTATG